TTGGCTCCAAGACTAATGATCACAGTCTTTGCTGGTTGGCTTGATGCTTTAGCCAAATAGTCTTTGTTCCACTGCCAACTGTTCCATCCGCCACGTGAATGGCTCACGCATTCTGGGCGAGCCATTGCTGTTCCAACGGCAATACTATCGCCAATAATTAAACATTCTAACATAAGACACCTCCTAGCTAATTGTAACATACTTAATACGGGTTTTGGTGATGCCCTATTTTGCACCCGATTTGTTTACCAGATTGTCACAGAATATTTCCCAAGCACGTTCCCATGTCCATCGACCGCTGCCTTCCCAAACTTTTTGTCTGTCCAGCATTAGTGCGTCTTTGACTGCTTGTTTTAAATCATCATTCATGCAGCCTGTGATGCCTTCGTCTACTACATCTAGCGGACCTTGCACTGGAAATGCCGCAACAGGTGTACCACAGGCCATGGATTCGATCATAACAATACCGAATGTTTCCCAACGACTAGGAAATACAAAAACATCAGCCTGTTGATAATATTCTGCTAATTCGTGTCCGGTTTTAAAGCCTACAAATTTTACATCAGGATATTGTTTTTCGTATTCTTTTCGCATAGGTCCGTCGCCGACCATGATTTTTTCTGCACCAGGGTAGTCTAGATTAAAAAAGTCCTCAAGGTTCTTTTCCTTAGACACACGACTAACGCATACTAATTTAAATTTAGAATATGGTTGCTTAGGCACTGGCTTAAAAATATTTCTATCCACGCCTCTTGTCCAAGACACAATATCTCCATCAAATCCATGATCACGTAACTCTTTAACCATTGTGTCAGTAGTGGTCAATACTTTACCACTGTGCTTATGAAACCAACGCACTAAAGGCCAAGTAAGGGCTTCAGGTATTCCAAATAAAGCACGGAGGGCTTCAGGAAACTTAGTATGATAAGCAGTATTGTAGCGAAGATTATGTTTTGAAAGATATTTTCTAGCAGACAGACCAATAGGACCCTCTGTGGCGATGTGGATATAATCCGGACTGATCTCCTCAATCTTCTGGCCCATCTTCCTTGGATAGGCAATCTTGACTTCGTTGTAGCCAGGACAATCAAAGTAGCGGAAGTCCCCGGGAGTAATGTAAACAACGCTATAACCATCCAAAAGCGCACAAGCCTCAATGTTTTTATAGGTTGTGACAACGCCATTAATCTGCTCCGGTAAATTATCAGTTACTATAAGAATCTTTTTCGTCATGTGTTTTTGTCCAAGTTACTATTTCCCAGCGACCATCGTGATGTTCTACAAGTGCCGAGCAAGATTCAACCCAGTCGCCATCATTCATATAAACAATGCCGTCTATCTCTTTTATTTCTGCGTGATGTATATGCCCACATATAACACCATCGAACCCACGCTTACGGCAGTAGGCTACCAAATTCTTTTCAAACTGGAATATAAAGTCTACTGCCTTTTTAACTCGTTGCTTGAGATACTTACTCAGGCTCCAATATCCAAATCCCATACGGTGGCGTAGCCAATTAAATTTGCTGTTGGCAGACAACACAAAGTCATAGGCCTTGTCTCCTAAAAATGCTATCCACGGTGCTAATCTTGTAATGCCATCAAACAGGTCGCCATGTGTTACCAAATAGTGTTTGCCGTCTGCGCCTATGTGTTCAAATTGATTCACAACTTCTACATTGCCAAAATTAATACCATAAGGCATCAGCGGACGCAAAAACTCATCGTGATTACCTGCCACATAAATTACCCTTGTACCTCGCTTGGCATGCCCTAGTATTCTGCGAATCACATTGGTATGACTTTGCTTCCAGCGCCATTTATTTTGCTGTATGCGCCACACATCAAGAATGTCGCCAACCAGATAAAGTGTATCGCAAGTATTGTTTTTTAAAAAATTATTCAGCTTGTCTGCTTGACTATCTCTGGTACCAAGGTGTACATCACTAATAAAAATAGAGCGATAAGTTTTGGGCATCATGTCCTTACTTATCGCTCTATGTATTACGATCTTATTACACTTGCACAATGGTCCACTTAGTTGTAAAGTGCTTACCTTCGGCCTTGCGTTTCAGTATCTTCGCAAACTCTTTTTTACGGAGTTCAGCAATAGTTTCTGTATCATGGTCAAAGCAAGCCTTGTACAACTTAGCAACTAGCTTACGTTGTTTCATAGCTTACCCCTCCTGTAGTTTATTTATTAACTGTTTAATACTTTTGCCACTGAATTCATCACACTGGCAATACGGCCAATGTCACGAAGCTGTTCTACTGTGTAGCCTTCTTGCTTTAATGTTTCGTAGTGCGCCTTAACGCAGAAGTGACACTTGCCAACAATACTTGCAGCCAAACTAAATGCTTCAAAGTTTGACTTAGTAGTTCCGCCATGACTTGCAATAGCGTTCATGCGTAACTGTGCTGGCAATCCTTTCAATGCTGGGTCATCTGCCATCTCAATGTAGGGATACCATACATTGTTCTGTGCCATAATACTTGCGGCGCACATTGCACTTTCACTGTGTACAGGAGCATCTGCTAACAACACAGCAAGTACCTTTCCGTTACCAGTTGCGGCTAATGCGGCTACGGCACAACCCATAGCAACATCTGCGTCTAATGTACTGCGTAGTAGAACAGCATCAAGATTTAACTTGGTGTCTTTTGCGTATTCTGGCAACGCACCTTTTACTGTTTCAATAAAACTCATTTTCGTCCCCATTTAATATTTGCCCAAAGTCTATCATACAGGTAGTATGATGTCATCCAAACACAATTTATAATAATTGTAGGAACAAGGGCCTGTGTTAGACTTTGTCCTGTTATCAACAACATCACATAGGTTGAGCATATAACCCAAATCCTATAGATGATAGTTTTAACTAAGGTCCTTGTCCTAGTTTCCATTAAAGCGTTTCGCCGCCTATTGTACGGTTGCAAGGGCAAAGTTCGCCAGTTTGCAAGGCATCTAGTACACGCAAGGTTTCTTCTGGGCTACGGCCTACATTGAGGTTATTGACTGTGACATGCTGAATCACATTGTCCGGGTCAACAATGAATGTGGCACGAAGTGCGGCGCCAGCAGGTGCATAGAATACACCCAGCTGATTGATTAGGCTACGCTCATCTCTAGCAGTATCAGCAAATTGAATATGCTTGATCTTCTTGAGATCTTCGTGTGCAGCCTGCCATGCCAGTTTGCAGAATTCGTTGTCTGTTGAACCAGTTAGCAATACTGCATCACGGTCAGCAAAGTCCTGTGCCAACTTGTCATAGGCAACGATTTCTGTAGGGCAAACGAATGTAAAGTCCTTGGGGTAGTAGACAATGACTTTCCACTTACCATCAAATGACTGCTCTGTAATGGCAAAGAAATCGTCTTTACCTGGGTTTACGCCGGTTACGGCAAATGGGGCGAGGGAATCACCAACTGTTTTCATGCTTATTTCTCCTTTGATTAAGCGAGTATAGCCCAAACTTTCATAAGCTTTGGGACAGACTGTATTTACATCTAATTTTAACTAACTGTGTATATATTGTCAATGATTGTCTTGCCCTTACCTATAATATAGGATTATGGCAAGGCATACTAGGTTAAATTTTTAATCAAGAATTTTAAGTGTACGATAAAACTGTGGTAACAGTCCGACCTTTTCAGCCGATCTAATTCTACTGGCATTATCAACATGTATTAGGCTGGCAATTCTAGAACCGCCAATCTTTTTAATTTCAGCTTCAAAAAATTCGTGTAGTATACCATTGATTCCACATCCGCGGAATTCAGGATCTGTAAAACTCAGCACAATCCAACCCATGCGTGTTTCGGACTCGTACTCATAACATATACCGCCAACTACTTTGTTGTCAAGTTGAGCCCACACCATACTGCTTTTGTTACGCCAAGCCACATTTGGATTGGCAAAGCCTTGATCTAAAATCTCTGCATAGACTTTTAGAAAAAGACTCAATGCTGGACATAGCGAAAGGCTGCTGGCTTGATACACATCCAGACTTCTTCCTTGACTATCGGTTTGACTTCCTATCTTATTCACGGCGTGATTCCTAATTTAACAATTTAATGTTGTTATTGACAACAAAGGTTCTTATGCGACTGTTGTTTTCAAGAGCTGCCTGTATATCCAAGCGACCCACACTTGCCACCACAAACAAACCAGCCTTCTTTAATTTTTCTTGCAACTCTGGATTTTCAAATGCCACGGACAGCAGTCGTGTGTATTTGTTTTTAGCATTTGGTTCTGTAGACCTAGCAATAACAACTCCTAGGTAACTGTCAAAGGGAAATTTTTCCTTAAACACCTGAAGCCAAGTTGGTAATCGTATTCCGTCAAGGTTGGCGTGGCTAGACATAACAAAGATCAACTCGGGATGGTCAACAAAGCCTCTCACCGTTGGGTAATTGGCAAACATGCAGTCCAAACTACCGCCTAGCATGTCATTGACTGCGGTGGCGCCGCCACGGCTGTAAGGCACTATGACATGGTTTTGCAGACCAAGTCGTTTAACCAAGGCTTCGGTGGCCAAGTGTTCACTGCTGCCATACCCAGCAACACCAAAATTCAATCGCATATTTGGTGCGATATCTGCAATTGATCTAATGTTCTTTTTCTTGTTACAGACTAGTACACTGGGCATAGAGCCCACTACACCAATTAATTCTAGATCTTGGTCTGGATTGTACTCTAGGTCTTTGCCAAACATCAGAACATTGTTGACATAGATTTGCCCCATGGTAGCAACCATTATTGTTTTGGCTTCCAGCAAGTGCTTGGTTGCCAAACGGCCCTGGGCACCGGGCCTATTAACCACAACAAATTCATTGTTCATGGCTTGATTTAAATGACGGGTCACGATATCGCTTGGACCACCCGGCGCATGATGAACTGTGAATTCAGCAGGTTGTGACCAACATGCTGTGGTCGCAAATAAACCAAAAAATAATGCTAATAATTTTATTTTCATTGTACTTTTAATTAGCTGTCAAACCCCAGGCACATTGGCCAATTAAATACACATGATGAATAAACAATACCATATTCCTGTACCAAAACTTGATCCTGGTGAATCTGATTGTCAATGGGTCATGGAAAACATTGCTCCTAGACTATATCCAGCGTTAGATATTATCAAAGGCGCCTTTGATCGGGTTGACATCCCGCAGACTGCTTTTATAGGATGGCCGCAACGCGATGCCATCCTGGCCCATTTCGACGAGCTTGAAATAAAAGTGAGACGATTTGCCTGTTTTATTGGACACCCGCACAATGCCACACGCACCGCCCATGTTGATGCTTATGTGCGTGGAGTTCCAATGATAGCTAGATTCAACATTCCCGTTCAAGGACGAAGTCCGGCCAGCATAAGCTGGTGGAACGACACAGTTGACAGCGACAAGTTTTATGTGAGAGAATTTACAGAACTTCGCAACGGACAAGAGCGCACGGCCTATAGCTACAGTTCTACCATACCAGACTGGGGAGATGCTCCTGAATACACAGTACACAATCCTGGAACTTGTTGGAATCGCACAGAGCTTGCTCATCGCCCCGGGGCCGGCGAGTGTGCAGTACCACGCATATTAATTACTACAGAAACAGCTGAACAAATTTCTTGGGCAGAACTAGTCAGTAGGTTAGAACGCCGGGGCTACTGCTAACGAATCCACAAAGCATCAGCCTGTAGGTTTTTCATAGGACCTAGATTATAGGTGTGGCTGACTACTTGCAAGCCATCAACAAATCCATATTCAGGCCTTTTTAAAAAAGGCTTCAACTTGTTTTTAACAAAATCAATGCCCTCAATCCAAACTTGTCCTGCGCGAGTGTCTTTGTACAAATCAACAAACCACTGATCAAATTCGCTGTGCCAATCGTAAATGGCTTTTTTTGCCTGATACCAATTTGGATTCCAAGTTGTGTACAGCAAGTTTCTTAATAGCTTGTCATGCACCAAGCGATACATTTCCTGTGTTACTGCATGTGACTGCCATATGGCTTGATTTTCAGGAAATGCTTCTAGCCAGCGTTTAATAACATGCCCTTGCTTGATAAGCAATTCAACCAAGTCAGGCGTCCAGTAAAAAAATTCAACTGTGCTGTTTGGGTATTCTTTTAAATGCTCACTTACTGTGATCATGTTGGCAGTTCGATCGCTAAAACTCATGATAAAATCTCCGCGAAAGATTTGTGTTCTTGGTTTTTCAATGCCAACTACAACTGCAATTTTACGATCTTTGTCAAACTGCCGGCGAACTTCATTGAAATGTAAAAAATTAAATCTTGTCATGCCTGCTGGATTTAGTCCTTCGCGTTTGGTTAATACCCAACTAGCATCACCTGCTGTTTCTAATTCATCGAACAAAGCATCACTGCAATCAGTGATCGTAATTTTAGTCTTAGGCATCCAAGAAGAAATTTCTTTTAACCTATGAATAGTATGTAACTGGTGTTCGGCCTCAGGTGCGTTGTGTGCGTCGACATTATTAGGGTCTACCACAATGGCCTTTGCGCTGGCCTTGGTCATTGTGTTTGTGATGATTTCATCAATGTGGAGACCCTGGCGATAAAAGCTCATTAAAATATTATGACTGTCTGCTCCGCCGCTGTAGCTCAACACAATGTAATCATATGATTCTCTTAGTTGCCTTGCTCGACGGTCATACAACTGATCAAGGCTTTGCTCTGGTTCAATCTTCCAGTCATGTTTTCCAAATTCGTCATTGTTAAAAACCCAAATAACTGGTTTTTTTACTTCGACAGCATGTAGGCAAGCTTGTATCTTAGAATCAAATTCTGTATCGCCAACAAAATAGTAGCCTAGCTTGCGATTGATGTAAGGGTTGTTTATTCTTGTCATGGTTCTGACCACCGTTTAATTTTATTAGTGCCCCATTGGGTTAAGTGTTCAACTAATTCGTCTCGATTAATTTGAATCTGCTGTTGGCGATACCGGTGTCTAAATTTTATATCCGCTGGATTGCAGATCCAATCAATTTGTCTTTGGCTTGAAAATTTAGGAAAGTATTCTAGTTCTTTTTTCCAATGTGTTCCTATAATTAAAGGCTTGACAAAATACTCCCAGTAAAAAGGCATAGGCGGGGCTTCACCTGATTCTTTTTCAACTAGGCCATTGCCAAGCGTATAGGATATTGAATTAATGTATCCATCAACCACAGGGTCGGTAAGATAGGCCAATGCAAACTCGTTGAACTCAGCACGGCGGTCAATGGCCACTATACGACCTTTTCTTTGTACCATGTCCAAGGATCTCATACGAGCCAGAGCAATTGTGGTCCAGGCTTCAAGACAATAACACTTGCCATCACTTTTAAAGATTAGATCTGGGCTGTCAATGCCTTGTAGTATGTCGCAGTCTCCTGGTAACTGTTCCGTAAACAAGTTCATTAGGTAATGCTCAGGAGGAATTCCAGTACGCAAAGAATAGTTCTCGGCTTCGGCTCTATGCTGGTCTGGATTCATTGAAATTACAATGCACTTGAATCCGTACTTGCGTTCCAAGAACTTAACTTGTTCTAGTTCAGTTTCATTATAACCCGGATGGTATAAAAAAGCAGCCTGATAATCAAGCCCCAGTGAGTGAAAACTATGAACTAGAATTTGACTATCTAGTCCACCGCTGAGGTGAATTAAAATATCAGTGTCTTTGGCTACTCTTGTACAGGCAGCTTCCAGCTCTTCTCGCACCGTGCCAATGGGCCTGCTACAGGCAGTATATTCTACATAAAATTTACCGTACTCGTCAATACCATATTTCATGAAGATACTTACCAGCGGCCACTGTCTAGAACTAACCGCACAGATACTGCTAGAATTTGAATGTGTAGCTCATGACGGTCAGGTGCCGGCCACTCAGTGTCAAACGGATCCTTGCTGATGGCAATGCGCCAATGCAAAGGATTAACGATCAGCGTGATCCACACTCCGCTGTAGCGTAACCAATCATACCACTTCATCGCGGTTGTCACTGGGAAATTTAGCACTGGTATAACGCACAATCAGCACACTAATTGCAATTACCAGGGTGGCACCAGCTACTGCCAGCATCTCATCAATCTTAATTGGACTATGACTCATGATATCAACCATGTGTCTAGTCAATGCAGTAATGGCAATGTACAAGAGAAATCGAACCGGCATGTGGTTGGTTTTAAAGTAAATGCCAACCATGGCACCTATTTCTAGGTAGATAAACATCAGCAAGAGATCAGCAATAGTAGCATGATGCTTGGTAAACAGGTCTAGAAAAGTCCATCCTGCGGCCCATACTGTGGCAGCACCAATGGTAAACAAAGCTAGTTTGTGAAACACCGTGACCAGCACATTACCAGCACGATCTATCTTTATATTAAGGTTGTTCATTGTTGTTCCTCATAGGTCCATCCCAGCGCCTTCATCATGCGCTTCTTGACTAAGAGATTGGGTTGTCTAAAACGCTCGGTGTCACTGAATCCCATCATTACACCCACTTCGCAGACTGCACCGCTGCGACAAATTCCTGCAAAGCAATGGACAACAACATTCATCCGATTGGCCAATGCGTATTGTAAAAGACCTACCAGTTGATTTGCTTGGTCTTGACTGCACTTCATTGCTTCGTCTAAGACTTCGTCATTTTCTTCTACATCTAAAAACTCAAAGTTATGAATCTCTTTGAACTTGTGTGCAGGGGTAGGTCGCCAACTAGCTGGGTCAACAATACTGATCAGCATACTATTTTCACCAGCATCGTGATGAAACCGGGTAGGTATGTCAGCGGCTGCTACATTTTCGATCCAAGGCATGATTCACTCCAATGTTAATCTAAGTAGTATAGACTAATTTGATTTGGATGTCAACGGGATTGCAAAAACTGCAAGTATTCACCAACTCTGACTTGAATAGCATCTTCGACTTCGTTGCGATTCCAGGAATTTTTATGTTGCTTTTCAAACTTCCATTTAGGCACACCCAATTGTATTAATTGTAGTATTTGCCATGACCCGTGCCTAGCATTGTGCGGTGCCACGGCAGGAAGAAATTCCTCGTTGAAAAAATTGAGAGTTTCTTTTTTGGTTCCCCAATCCGGATGTGTCCATTGATCATTGTGTCTGTAAGGAAAAGTATAGCCATACTTTGTTGCGTTGCGATCAAACTCGCTTAGATGCACACCCGAACCCGACGAAGGATTATGCAACCCCAGCAAGTGTGGAGTCATATTATACATATCATTCTTTGCAAACCAATCCACCCAGCTCATTGCAATTGTTCTGTTATCACCGGGTAGCCCAATGATAAATGCCAAAGTTTGATGAACTTCTTTTTTCCAAATGTTATGATATAGCTTGGGCAAGTATTCTCGTCCCGACGCCTGGCTCCATCCTTTGCCTACGGCCTGAGAACCTGGGCCTAGGCTCTCAATGCCATGGAAACAGGAAAGTAATCCAGTTTCTTTGAGCATATAAGGAACATCAGGAAATCTATGTAATAAGTCGGCTCTTATGTAACCTGTGTATTCAATTTTAAAAGGCAAGCTAGTTACCATGCGATGCCATGCTTGCATTTTTACTTCGGTGTCATTGAAAGTGTCACAGATAATGTAATAGCGAGTGGTGCCCCAATTTTCATAGTTGTAGAGCATTTCTTCTTGTACTAGTTCAATATCCCTGAGATAGTCTAGCTTACCTCGACCCAGCAATAGGTGATTACAAAATTTACATTTAAAGATACATCCGCGACTTATTTCAATGGGCAAAGCTTCGCCCTTGAGAATGCCATCGTCAGGGTGCCATTTAAAATCATCATTGACAATGTCAAATCGGTCACGGCTTGATTGGTAGGATCTAACTGGGTCGCCTTCCCTGTTAAACATTAGACTATATCGCGGTTCAGATCCCTTGCCTGTAAAGAAATTTAGCAAATCAATAAATGTATCTTCGCCATATTCTTTAATAACACCATACGGCACCGGAGTCGTGGGATTATCTACACAGGCCAGACCATAACCTCCGTAGATTAATTTTAAATTTGGAAATTTACTCTTTATTTCATTAATAGAATTGATCAATGCCGGCGGCATGTCTCTATAAGGCCATTCCAGTGCAAATGTTGTACTAAGCCCTAGTACCAAGGTATCATTGTCAACAAACTTTTCAAGTAACTTGGTTAATTCTTCTTGGGTAAAAAAATTGATGTGATCAATGACTTGAACTGTATACC